TTAAACTGCACTACATTATCCTTTTGCCTACGGACACTACGTGCAGGTTTAACAGCCATATCTATTACAGAAGCAAGAGCATCAATAACGTCATCATGAGCAGGGTTACGTGATGACAACTCTTCTTCTAGGATCTGCGTGTTACCGCCTCTGTAGTGCCAGATACTAAGGTTGTCATATCGTGGCTCAAGGACAGCAGCAATACGTTCCTGCTTATTACCTTGGGTCTTGTTAGGTCTGAACTCATCAATACTTATGGATAGGCCATGTTGCTTGATTAGTTCTTTTAGTTGCTTAACGATAGCTACCTGCGCTACTGTAGTCTCAGCCCTTAGTTTACGGAAGGACCACTTATTAGATAGCTGAAGGATGTGCTCGAAGTAATCCGATATACGGTCAGTACGGAAACGATCAATATCTAATACGTATACGTTATTCTCTGCGTCTATCCCTACGATGACAATGGCTGTATAGTCAGCTTTCTTTGACAAACTAAATGCAAAGTCAACAGCAGCAAATACGTTCAGGCGATTATCTTTATAGAACCACTTACCGTTATCTAAGACCAAGTGTTTACGGTCATAGTACTGAAACTTATCGGAGCCTACAGGTACGTTGTCAGGATCACTTGGGTCATTGTAGTACTGTGCTCTAAATTGTCCACGGTCTAGGTATTGCCCTCGTTTCTTAGCTAGGACACGTATGTCAAAACCAAACCACTTACCATCCTTACGTTGACTGCGGGGCCAAAGCATCTGGCCTGTGCCATCCCCTCTGTCCTCCACAGGACGTTCGAAGATCTCGTAGATGTTGTCTTCACCTATCTTCTGTCCTTCGTCGTCATACTGATCCTCTACCATTTGGAGGAGATCATTATACAAGTCTGCTGGGTGGTATCTGGTGCCTACGACCCACTCCTTAGCATCTGCCCCTTCGATAGATGACAAAAGAGAATACTGGCTCTTTACTTTGTTTCTACCTTCACCTGTGTAGGCATTCTCATAAACAACTACGTCATCGAGGACAGCAATATCGCAGTGCATCCCTGTAAGAGAAGTAGTGAGACCACCAGTAAAGATAGACGGATCACGGACATTCTCTTTCTTCCTGTCTGGGTGGTCTAACATAATTTCTGAGTTAGTCCACCTGGTACGCTTACCGTCATCAGGATGTACATGGTCAGGCCAATAACGAGAGTATATCTCAGAGGTAAGAATGCCCTTGATAAACCCTAACTGCTTTTCCGCTAGGTTAGCAGTGGCAGATATATACAGTATACGTAAAGTTGGGTTCTTTGTCAACTCCCAAGCTACACGATAAGCAATTAATCTTGACTTACCATGGTCACGAGGGAACAAGAGTAGCTGATGAGACTTGGAATCAGGTCTTGTCCACCAGTTAGCTACCTCCTCATGGCATTGCCCTAGGACTTGCTCAGGTGCAACAAGCTTAATAAAGGTGACAAGATCTGTCTCTGCTGCTGTACGTATTTGCTCTAGGGTTGCCATGTAGGTTTAGCTAAAGTCCTTCACTTCCTGTGGTGTGGCATCCACTACAGCCTGTGCTTCTGCACGTTCAGCCACATCAGAAGTAATCAAAGGGTTCTCAATGGTTTCCTCTACAGGCTCTGCCATAGGATCATCCTCAGAGTACACCATGCGTGTGACTGTAGCCTCAATAGGTTCAATGGCTGTCTGCACGATGACTTCCATCATCACGTCTTCCATCTCTTCTGTTTCTTCGTTGAAGACCTGTTCACCAGTAGGCTGCATTTCCCGTACTTCTGCACGACCATCTGCAACGATGTACTGTGCTAGTCGGGCTGTAGCTACACGGTAGGCTGCAAGCTGTTGGTTGAACTGCTTTTCGTCTGCCGCTGCCTGTAGTTCCGCTGGAATATCACCGTCAAAGCAGTCTGTGCCTTCAGCAATGATTGCGTCTAGCACTTCCTGATAGTGGCGGTTTGCAGGGTCTAGGGGGATATATTTGTTGTTAGTTGAGCAGTAGATTGCGTCTTCTATTTTATTAAACATTATTATAACTCCGCATCTATTTCTAGTTGGGCTTGAATGCCAGAGGACGCCGAACCAACAGACCCATTTATAGACATATTATCTTTTGTGATATTACCCGCAGACAAAGAAATACTGGAACCACCAGATTCTATGGCACTCGCAATTGTTACCGTAGGGTCAGCACGTTTTGTAACCTTAAACTGGTAGCCTGCTCGCACGGTTGCAGTATGATAGCCCGTAACACGACCAAAAGCTGGTTTTTCAAAATACCGCTGGCACAACGCCAGTTCTTCACCATACGATCGGTGTTCAAAAGGCGTGGCGACTTTGCCTACTTCTAGTTGGTGCTGAGTAGACATGTGATAATCACCACCAGAAAGGGCATTGCCATAGGTTGTGATGTAGCTTAAAATTGAAGTATTACCGCTACCTCTGATTGTAGAAGTCAAAGTCAAAAGTTCCCATTGCCCATTTCCAGAGTGAGGGGTGCTAATATCACTAACATTCGTTCCACCTTCCTGCAAAATCCAGATTGTCGTTGGAACATTGGATTTTACCCATGCAGAATAGGTCACTGTCTTTCCCGCTAGTTCTTGATAGTTTTCAATGAGCTGCCTAAAGCCCATATGCTCAGTAGTAGTGTAGGACGCATTAGCTGAACATTTAACAACCCTACCATAGCTGAGATGCGGCGGTAGATCATTTGTAATGACCTGAAACTTCATATAACTGGCGTTGCCTTTGCTACTTCGTATCTTCCAGCGATCAACAAAATAACTGTCATTTGCTGCATCTACTTCTGTCGTGTAGTCTCCACGTTGGCTTATTTGGTAATCGCCATTGATGAAGATATTCCTACGTCCTGCACCGATCAGGTTAAACTGTTCCTGTGGTGTCTCAGCACGAAGCATAGCCTCGCCAGCTACACCCGTAGGCTTGCGGAGGTCAGCCAACTCCTCCCGTACATTTATGGCTGGTTTTGATACTTTAACTGTCATGTCTTAATCCTCTGCTACCAAGCCATTTGAGGCACTGATTGCTGCACCGACTGCATCGGTTGTATTGTCTACTCTACGTAGCCCTTGGAAGACTGAACGTCCGCCGCTTGTACCTACGTGAAGTAGCTCTGTGGTGTCATCGTAGGCTAAAGCCGTTACTGCGTCTGAGGAGCCGTATAGAGTAGCCTTGGCGTTCTCTTGGAATAGCACCTTCTCGTCTTCGTAGATTTTAGCAATCTGTGCAGCGGATGGCGCTGTGGCTGAGATGCGCCAGAGGGCTAGGGAGCCGGGCCACACATGATAACTATGCAATGGAACACTAATGCCAAATGTAGTTTTTCTCTCTGAACCATCTACATTTCGTACTGTTGAGTTATTAGTATTATCCAGTTTGCCATTAACATATATCTCTAAAATGCCATTTCGCCTAAGAGCCGTAACAAAAGTCCATCGAGTGCTGTTAAGATACGCTTGGGTGTTTGTAAGTACACCTGTACCTGCCCCTGCATCATATGTAGTTAGTTGGAAGCCACCGTTACTAGCCCTGTATAAGATAAATCCGTCTGAGCTAGATTCAGAATTTCGACCATCAAGGATGTACCTTGATCCACTTCCTTCAGGAGTACACCAACCCATAATACAGAAGTCACCCGTACCGAAGTCAAGGTCACTGTTGTAGGGTTGCTTCAAATAACTACCTGTACCAAAACTACCGTACCCCACCAAGTCAGCACCAGTAGCCACAGGGTTTTTGGTCACAGTGCCGAACACTTGTAGACCGTTGCCGTTCACACTGCGGTCTTCTTCGGCTAGGCGTACTGATACGTTGTCGTATTTAGTAACGCCTGCTCCAGAGCTAATCATGCTTATTCTTGTAGTCGTTTCTGTAGCCACAAAAGTCTTAGAGTGTGGCCCTGTGCTTGTCCCAAGAGAGCCACTATAGTAAACCGATCCTATGTTTGAGGCAGAACCAATACCAAACCAAAAAGCACTCGTTGTTGATATTTTATCAAAAGACAAAACGTAAGTTTCACCAACTACAGTTGTAATGTCTTGATATGCCCTACTATCAGAACCAGCATTGGCGGTGTCATCAACAACAAGATAACCAGAAGCATCCCAGCTTACTACAGCATTGCCAGCAGTCCACCCAGATACATCACTATCAAACGTACCATTCGTCACCAACTCACTGCCAGTAACGTCAGTATCATCTGTGTCGGACAAGGTGGCGAGTTTGATGTCGCCGTTCATCCAACCTGTGTTGTATTCATAGTGAATACCTGCCGCCATTGTATTAGTAAGGTTTGTTTTGTCTACAGCATACAGGCCTAAAAGTCTCGGTAATGCAGTTGATGAGTTGCCACCAGAAGCTACAAAGCTTTTTCCAAAAGCAGTGGTCACCTGACTCCTCGCACTTATTAAGTTAAATTCTTGACCGCCTATAGACGTGCTTGCAATACCAGTACCAAAGCCATCTCCTGCTGTATATTCACTAGGTTCAGCCATTAAGAGAAGGTAAGCAGAAGATTGACGCATGTAGTAAAGCGTGTTGTCTTCGTCAAAAGCAACGTCTTTCATTCCGGTAGTGGAATCACTGTCATACACAGCACCACTGTCTGTAATAACACTCACGCCACCGCCAGTCGCCACCGCAATAGTCGGCACAGGCAATCCTGTAGCAGTATCAATCGGGGCGTTGGGCAGAACGGTCATGGCTACGTCGTTGGCAGATTCTGAGGCAATGTTAAACTCATCTGTATCAGAGCAATTAAATCCTGTATTTCTTAACGAAAGGTCATCGGCACACTGTCGAACAAAAGTAGCATTGTTGCGTGCTTGCCAAACTTTCTCACTTAAAAAGTTAATATAGCCTAACCCATAACCCGCTGCGGCTACGGTGCAACACAAGACACCATTCAGCATCGCAATAGATGTCATAGTAGTCCCATGTACTGCTTTGGTAACACTTCCAGAGGTAAAGCTTCCGTTAGAAATATTAAACACCATCCACATCGGTAGATCAGGGTCATCACCATCGTAAATAGTTAAGGTGTCATTGGCACTGTCTAATACAATAACAGCAACCGCAGGGAACTCCTTACGGCTACCACGGGTGGCAGTGTTCAAGGTCTCATTGTACCATGAGGTATGCTGTGTGCGCTTACGCCATGCACCGCCATCGCTGTCCTTGCTGGTGTCGTACACGAATACGTCTACAGCAGTGTCACTGATGTCTTTATTGTACTCATTTAGGTCAAGGCTGTGCCAGATGTCATTCAGTTTAGTACGAACTGATAGACCACTTTCGCCATTACTTATGGATGTTGCCATTTTGAAGTTTACTCCTAGATTCTTTTTCTTCTATCAGTTTATTCTCTTAGTGTTTGTTATTTTTCTCTCTCTCAGAGCAGTCTATACGGTAGTCCAGTCAGCACTATCACGCCAGAACTCTGAGTCATTCCATAAGCCTGTATTCAACAACCAAGACTTACTTGGGTCTGTCTGTTCGAACTCTGTTGCTATTAACTGTTTCCATGAGAAGTAACCGAACTCAGCCTGGAAGTAGGCCAGCATACGGTCAGCCAAGGTGCCGCTTGTGTAGCCCTGGTCACCTAGGTACTTATACTGCATATCGTTAAGTGTGCCCGTGTAACCCTTCTCGGTTAGGATCTGGGCTTCTTGATCTGGGTCATCCGCAAATATCTGCATGAAACTCTAAGTATCCCTTAATTGACTTTAATGCCTAAGCGTTCTGCATCCTGAGAAAGTAATGACAAAGCCTGTTTGTTCTGCTCTTGCTCTTCCTTGGCTGCTAACTTCTTCTTAGCCTGAGAAGCATTGTCTTTATCTAGCCAACCTTTGTCTAACAAAAGTTTAGCCGCAGAGAAAGAACTACGACCACCTGTCTTCATTTCCTCAGCAATAGCCTTGATAGCCTCAGACTTAACCCTTACTTCTACTTCTCTACGCCAACGCTCTACATGAACCTTGACACCAGGACACTTACTTATGTTTTGCCATATGTCCCAAGAACCAAAGACTACCTGAGAGAACTCATACTCCGTAGGATCGTTAGGGACCATTGACAAATATAGAGCCTGAAGAGAAAGGTAATGCTTACCATGAGCCTCTATGTCCTGCTCCTTTAAGGTAAACAAGGCATCTGAAGGATCTGCATAGGATAGCTCATAGAACAAACTTATTGTCCGAGCTTTACCATTGACACCTTTTAGTTGAGATAAGGAGAACATAAGTATACTAACTACTCTATCTTTTATTTTTTCTGAGGGTACAAGGTTAAGTATAGCACCATGTTTTTAAGGTGTCAAGAAGAAAATGACAAAAATAAGTAATTAAATTTTTATAGTCCTTGAGGTGATTTTAGGGATTGACAAGAGGCTCAGGAGTGTGTATAATTCCATTATCAGCCCGCCAGGGGTGATATAGTATATACCTATAGGCTATACCTTAGTATAAACTAAGGTTACCTTAGTATAGGCTAAGGTCCACTACGTAAGCACTTAACGTAAGCACTTAACGTAGGCACTTAACGTAGGCACTTAACGTAGGTACTTAA